TACAAACCACGAAGCCGTAGCCTACCCCGGAATATGGGAGAAGCAATAGAAGCACCGGAACCAGCACTTACGTTACCCGCAGGGTTACCTACCGCTGCTATCTGGCTAATTGTAGTGAAGAAAGTAGAACCTGTAGCTGTACCCGCGTTTGCGCCGGTAATAGATTCAGTAACAGCATCGCCCTGCTCATCAGTGCCTGTAACTGTGAACGATATACCAGAATCATTTCCAGCACTCAGGATAGTTATGTTACGGGGTTCGTCGAATGTAACGGCTCCACCGGAAGTAAGTGCACCCCCGAGGACCAGATTAGCGTTGTTGCCTACAGACGTCGCAACGGAAATACCGTCAGCGTCTATAGCGGCGGCAGTTATAAACGTAGATTGAATGTCAGAAGACATGTATACCCTCCTTAAAGCGGTGGGGGCTTCTGCACCCCCACCTACTCAATTACGATGTAGCAAAAACAGAAAGGTTGGCGGCAGCACCTGTACCAGAAGAAGTACAGCGAGCTTCTGCCCTCCAGAGGGTGCCGTTAAAAGAGAAGACAACGTAGCTTCCAATACCCGGACCAGAATTTGTAAGGCCGATAAGATTAAGGAAGTCGTCTCCGGTTCCATCAGCTACATCAACCGTATCGATAAGGCCAACCGCAGAACTTGTCGCACCCGTCTTCTTATACACGGCGGACTTAGCCATAAAGAACTGACCTGCAGTGCCAAACTTATGTGTGGCACCATTAGCAATGATTACTTGGTATTCTACAATGATCACATCCCCAACCGTAGAATTAGCGTTGGTTGGCATAGTTGCGGTAATTGCAGCACCGTTCGCAGGGCTGAGATAGTGTGTGTTCTTGGTAAGCGCTGCACTAAAAGCATTAGCCATTTGCGTCTTCGCAGTAAGGCTTGCACCTAAAAGGCCCGTGGGGTTGGCAACGCCGGTAGTGAACGCTGCGTATCCAGTCACTGCAAGAGTTCCGCCAATTGAAGTGTTGTTGCTAAACGTACTGTTAGTTGTTTCTGCACCAGTTCCTGATGCAACACTAATATCCTCAAAACCGTCTTTCGAACGGACGGGACCATTAAAAGTTGTATTAGCCATGCGTATCTCCTGTCGGGGCTAGTGTCAGCTACCCAGTGTAGCTGTCAGGGATAATTTATTATAGAACAAAAAAAGGGGGGTAACAAGTACCCCCCTCTTAATATTAACACGTAGTACTTTACGCGCCCGGTGAGCCAAAGACCCCAAGCGGATCAGAAACACCAAACGAATAACGCTCCCGCGCCTTGTAGCGACTGTTGCCCGTATCGAAGTCGGCATCCATAGATGTCTGCATCGGGGTACGAACAAAATGCTTCAAGCCATTCGGAACATCCGTCATAAGGAACCACGCATCAATATCAGTAAGATAATGATTAATTGTGTATCCTTCAGGAACAGAACCGTTGTTCTTGATAGCATTAATGTCGTTGTCTGCCGTACCAACACGACCCTCGGTCTCCAGCAACCGCGTAGCAACAAACTGCAATGCGGGCGGGATGACAAGTTTCTTAGGTCGAGCAGCAATCAACAAACCACGTTCATCCGTCCAACCAGAGATTTGAATAACCGCAGCTTCAAGAGAGGTCTCGTTGAGATCTGCGGCAGTCGTTGGTTCGTTGGAGTTGGTACCACCTGTGACAAGCGGATGTGCGGTAGAGCAGAGTGCTACACCATCACCATAGGTCGTAGAGAAGGCGTCGTTAAGAATAGCCGCCCCTTTAACCTGTTTGGTGTAAGCCATAGCGCGGGCGAGAGCCTTCGTATAACGAGCAGACAAAGAGTCATACAAGTTATCCTCAACAGCTTCCTCAGTAACTGAGAATCCCATCGCAATGGTTTCGTGTTGGTAACGAGCCGTCCATGCTTCCTGTGCATTGTCATAGTCGATGGCTTGGCCTTCGTTTTTGACTGGTGCAGCAGAAAAGCCTGAAAGTTTCGTTTCTTCTTCAAAAGAACGGTCAGAAGATTCTGTTTCAAAAATCTCTTTGTGTTCTTCACCGTACTTAGCATACTCCATACCAAATAGAGCATTAAGGCCGGGGAGGAGTTCTTTGAGTAATTGAGCGCGTGAAATAGCCATTTTACATTACTCCCCTAAACGCCGGTTGTGTTGTCAAACATGTGACCAGCATTCCACTTGACGAGCACTTCAGGGAAGGCCGTCGAAGAAGTTTGAGTATCAGTCACAATATCAACAACTCTAAGTGGGAACGTAGCGGTAGTAGCAGAAGTATCATCAATGGCAATTTTTGAATTACCAGTGACAGTACTACCCGTATTATCCACCATTTGTACGTTCGCCCCAATATCTGTAATAGCCAGATCAGCCATTACAATCGGCGTAGTAGAAGCCGCAGACGAAATGACTGCAACTTTGAAAAGCACATCTCGTGCGTCCACAACAAATGCACGAGCGTCACTAGCGACTGTGCTAGCGGGCCAATACTGTTTGAAAGTAGGTTGAGATGTACCGGGGTCCGTGAACGAACACCCAAGAAAAACGCCAATAGGCGTCATTGCGGCATCTGCAGTATCGCGTTCTACAGTGCCTCCGGTTACAAGTTTAACAACATCCCCGTAAAAGATATCAGTGGCATAAGCACTAGCAATACGATACTGCCGTGTTACACCAGCATAAGGGGTGCCGCTAATCATTTTAACCGGTTTTAGTCCATAAGGACCATCTACCGTTGGATAAGCCATTGCTTATAACTCCCGAGCTAAATGATTAAGTTCCATTACCAAAAGTGACCTTCGACTTCCGATCATTAAAGAGCGGCATACGAGGGTCGTTTTCTCGCATCAGGTTGTTATCAACTGAAGAAATCTGTGCTTTACTCTGTTTATTAAAGTATTCACTGCGTTCTTCAACCAATTCTTTTGGAGCTTTACAAAGCATCAACCCCCCGATTACGACGTTATCAGCGAACTTTTCTTGTTCGATAGTAACCAATGTAATCTCCGGGTGGTCTACTGCCTTAACCGGCTCCCAACCTTCTCGTAATTTTGAGGATACGTTTGTAGCATCAACTTGACCTAACGTAGCAACACGAACCCAATGAAATTCGTAACCCGGCTCGGGAGTAGGTGACGGAAGCACCTCAGGGCGCTGCCAAGCTCTTTTACGGGTCGTTTTTTCACGTGACGTTTGCTCACGATTTATACGGTTATCAGCCATTTGCGTTTTTCCTCATTTCTATTGCAACCTGTTTGGCGTAGTCTTCTATAGGAACTCCTAAACGTTTCGCTAGGCTTACTTGTGTTTTTGTTAGTACAATCTTTTTAGGGGAAGTACTCCGCGTAGCGGGTGTAACAACATTGGCCTGACGTTTTGGCGCTTCTACTTCTTCTATATCCCCAAATTCTTCGGGAAACATTTTGAGCATACGAGCGTTAATAGTCTCGTAGTATTCGTCACTTTGCGGGTCTACACCCGTTTTAACAAGTTTATTATGCAGCCCCAGTACATAACTTGTCATTTCGTCATCTGACCCAAACCACGGATTGGCTTCTGCCCATTCGTTAGCTTTTAGATCAACCGGTACCGGAGCGGTTTGTTCTATATTAACTTGTTCTACAGGGATATTTTCTTCCTGTAAAGGAGGTAACTGTATGTTATTTAGACGATCAGTTTTAATCTTAGCTGTAGTTAGCTTATCTTGAGCCTCTACAACCGCATCAGAGTCACCTGCTTCATACGCTTCTTTATACTCACGTTTGGCAGAATCTAATTCGGAAATAGCACTACGTTTAGCCTGATCTAAAAGTACAGTTTGGTTCTTACTTTGAGAATTTTTTAATCCTTTATTCTCTTCGACAAGTTGTTGAGCATACCTTTCTAGCTCTTCTCGCTCACGAAGCGCTGTCTCTTTAGCCCGACGCTCATCGTGATAACCTTTACTGAAGTGTTTGATCCTATTACGAACTTTATCAGAGTAGTCTTCTAGCTCCTCGTCGGTAACTTCTTCAGGAGGCTCAGAAGTTTTACGTCCCCGATCTGCTTTCGGCGTATCGTCAACAATTTCAACTTCAAACTCACTAGATTCAGCTTCAACTGACTTTTTACCAGAAGTGTTTACTTCTACAGCGTTAGAGGATTCAACCTCAACAACTGACGACTCTTCCTCATCATCGGGATTAGGGAAGTTGTATTCAACTTTTTCAAAGGGCATATTTATCTCCTACACATTGCAGATGCCACGAGGATCAGGAATAACTGCCTCGATGGAATCGTCATTCATAAGGCGAAACTCTTTACCATTAACTCTGAAGCGTGTGCCTGTATTCATACGGAACATCACGTAGTCACCCGGTTTACACCACGGCCCTTCAGGGTATCGTTCCTTATCGCTATAAGCTCCTGCACCCATATCAATAACGATGCCCATAATAGATAAGATGTACTCTTTGTGCTTCTCAGAGTCTGTTTTAATAAGAGAGCTACCTTGGTAGTGATCGTCAATGTCTGGTAACGCTACTAGCAACCTATAGCCAACCGGTACAGGTAGTTGGTTCTCAAAATCTTCTTCGCTAGCAATAGCTTGTACTGCTGATCTAGTCATCATCTTCTTCCATATAATTACGCGAGAGATCTTCTATGTGTGATAATGCGGATTCGAGACCCCGAACTAACCCGCACACTTCCTTGTATTGGGCGTAATCTTTAGATCCTCCCCCAGCAAGAAATTCCATTGCAGAGACTTTATCTGTCTCGATACGTTCTTTAAGCACGTCAAAGACGGTCTTCGCCATAATCTACTAAACCTCCAATATTAAAGAATGCCTTTTTCTCTCAGCACGAACGCAACTGCGGCGGCACCCACGGCCACCATAATTACGATAGGTTGGTCAATTAATACGCCTATACCTACGCCGCCAACTGCGGCTGCCGCGTAAGAGGAAGGTTCTTTCATTCTATCTTTAATCCAGTCTACCATTTGTCCATCCTTCAGGGTTATTGGCCTTTATTCTGGCCGGTAACTGCCTTGAAAATTTCAAGGTCTAAGTTATCAGATTGTCGTTTTGTATCCGCGTCAATCTTTAGTTCACTGCTCTTCGCATCTAAAACTACCCTAGCCTGCTCATTCTCCACTCTTTGAGCAGATATAGCCGCATCGGCTTGATCTTTCTGGGATTTACGTTGTGCTTCTGCTTGTTGTAAGGCTGAATCAGCCTGATCTTTCTGACCTTTACGCTGTACTTCTGACTGTTTAACAGCAAGTTCTTCTCGCTGTAGTTGAAGGACAGGATCTTGCGCTTGCTCTTGTGCTTGCTTCTGTGCGGCTTCCTGCTGATGAGCCTGTGTAAGTTGTTTGCCAGCATCAGCAACGACCCGTGCAAGTTGGATCTCCACTTCTTCAGATAATTCCGCACCGGGCGCTGGAAGCGGTGCGCCAAGTTTCTCTTCTATTTGCTTACGGTAATTAAACCCTAGATGCTCTGCTATATGGGCCTGTAGAGCCGCCATAATCTGCTGTGCTTGCGGGTTCTGCCCAATTAACTGGGCAACCATAGGATCTTGCATAAACGCCATGTGTGTAGCTATGTGGGCTTCATGATCTTGATAGATAAATGCCTTCATAGGTTTCACAGACAACGCGGCCATGTTCTCACTTACAGGATCAGCAGGTTTTGCATCATCGTCTGTAGGAACAAGTTTGTCCGCATTCTTGACCCCAAGAACCTCAATCATCTGTCTATGTAATTGGGGTAAGTCGTAGATTTGTGGTGCAGACTGAGACATCTGCAAAACAGCCTGATACTGCACAACCCGTTGTGCCATCGTAGAGCTATTTGGGTCACTAACAGGGATCACGTCCACCAACATATAGTCAGCTTGCCTAGCACTAACTTCACCACGAAGGGGCTGATAGGCGTACTCAGCAGGGGCGTACTCAGCCATAATAGCCTTGAGGAGCTTAAACTCCTGCTTCATAGCGTAATGGACGCGGGCCTGTACCGCAGCCATCGGCTTGAGGGTACGTTCGAGTAATGCTAGCGTTGTACCTACAGGGGCATTAGCGGACATATCAGAGATGTTCATATCACTGATAGCGCCAAGCCTGCGGCCCTCGTTGGTAATCTTGTCTAGTAACTGGAGGAGCGTATTAGACGGCTCCTTGTAGGGCAGGAAGCTGATGTTGTCTCGTATAGACCCACTAGGCACATCTACATCACGGAACTCACCCGGTTCAATAGGAGTATCATCTCCCTTGATACGCATCCCACGAGATTTTAGACCACCCGGCAAGTTAGATAGTGTACCTGCGTCTACAAGCTGGCGGACAATAGAAGTACCCGCCCGTGCGTAACCACCAATAATATGGATAAGTCCCAGTCCGTAGAACCCAAAGCCCGGTACATATACATAATGTACAAAATGCTGGCGTTTTAACATAAGAGGGTCTTCTGGCTCCCAGTTACGTCGGATAGCCAGTACCTCAGAAGTACCCCGCTCAATTGTTATAATATAGGGTTTGGCGATATCATCATTCGAGTCATCGTAACCCTCAAGCACGATATCTGCATGTACTTCGTATATTGCGTATCGGTCATCGTCTGTTATGGAATACCCGCCCTCTTCGGCTTTACGCTCCTCTATGTCAGTATGGAACGGTTGCGGGTCTTCTAGTTCTACTTCGCGGTAGAAACCATTAGCTTGAAGTTTTTTAAGGTCGTTCTTGGTCTTACGCATGATATGCGTAACACGTTCCGCGCTCTCAATATGAGATGCACCGTAGGGAACAATAACGTCTTCAGCAGGGATATAGACAGCCATCTGCCGTCCCATGTTCGGATCGTAGTAGACTTTCTTAAACGCTGACCCGGCAAGACCAAGGCTATACAACATACGCTCATGTTCTGGGCGATACTCAACCATTCGCTCAGTGAGTTCATAGTTCATATCCGCCTTCACGCGGGCAGCAGCTTCGTCTTTCTCTTTAGTCTCTTTCCCAAGTACTTTAGTCTTGACCGGCCCTGCTGCGGGGAAAGTCTCACTCATAGTCTCCGCTTGGAACCGGATAGCCGCTTCGGCAAGCACGGTGGAGAATACACCACATGCGCCGTCCCACGGGTCAGTACGTTCTTCGTATTTAAATCCTAGTACATCTAGCCCTTTAACAAACGTATCCGCCCACTCTTTACGGCTATCAACGTCGGCATCGACCATACCAATAATTTCGTCTGCTAACTTGTTAAGCTCACCTTCGTCCATTGACTCGGCAATATTAGCGTCGAAATCGTCATCGTCCCCTCCTTCTTCGCCGGGGATTATGGTAATTTCCACGCTGCCATCGTCCAGAGTAACCATATCCGGGTTGACAATTTCAATCTCAAGTCCTTCGCCCATGCCTTCTTCGATATCTTCATCGAGACCCATAGGGGCGGCGTACATTCCTTTTTCAATAGCCATCATCTATCCCTTGTTTACTCTTGTAGCGCCATAATTTAAAATCCTAAATATCAAGAGCGCTCAACTCGAATTGCCGCTCAAACAAATCTTTTAACTCCTGCGGCGAAAACGCTTCACGTGGTATATTCACTTCTACTTCAGGAGCGTTTTCTGAACCTTCGGGCAATCGTTGCGCCGCGTAATGCCTTAACTCTGAATAACCAAGCGTTTGTATAGCATTTTGGATTCTGTCTGAAACTGATATATCCGGGTCATAGTATTCACTAAAATCATATTTGTCCTTTACCACGATATCACCCTCCTTATTCATTTCGTAAGGAAATTGACCTAATGTATGTTTGACGTTTCCTATAGGGGTCAGCAAATTACCTATACCAAAAGTACTTGCATCTGGGCCGCCTGTGACACCAGATTTATCATATGTGCCATAATCTACACGTCCGGGGGTAGGTTTTATTCTTAGGGTTTTATACCTGTCTTGGTTCTTCTCTCCTGTAGTAGCAAAACTTTGTCTTGCCGCTTCCTTATTAAGACCAGTCTTCATCACGTCTCGTTTTAAAGGATCGCCCTTCGAGGATACATCTACCCCTTTTTTTGACAACAAAATAACCTGTTTTATTGCTTCTAACTCTGGTCCTGTAAAATCTTTCTCTGTTATAGGGGTTTTTTCCCCTAAAAGAAC